CTAAATCTCTAAATCCATTTCAGCTTCTTCTTGCGCTAATCGCGCTGCTTCTAGCTTAGCGAGTCTCTCTGCTTCGGCTTGCTTTTGATTGTAGAGGGAGTTAGGTGGCATTTCGACACGCATGTCTATCCAGCGCGATTCAGGTACGTCGCAAGGTTCGTAGTTTTCGAAGTAAACCGGAGCACCCTCTTCATCAAAGAGCTTGATGCGCTTGTTCTGGAAACGTTCTGGCATATCTGCGTTCTGTTGGTGGAAAACAAAAACTTCAATATCCCCATCAGGTCTCACCTCGTAATCAATGAGAACCATGTTTTTACCGTTATGGTCTTGAGGAATGACAAAGCCGTTATTGATACCCCATGCACCATCTGCATTAAAGCCCACAACACCTTTAATGAGGTAATGGCCAACACCAAGGTGTTCCATTTCAACGCCTTCAGATTCGTCGTTTAACTCAATGTCATCAGCGAAAAGTTTTACCACCGGTGAAGCAGCTTTTAAGTTGCCGTTTGAGTCTTTAGTTGTGTTTTTGTCTGAGTAAAAAATACATCTCTCTGGTTTTGAGCCAGTACTGCCCTTTCGTATCATTTGAAGCCAGCTATTACTATAATTTGGCAACAGCAATACTTGTGAATTACTCCCTGCTGAATATTTTGCAATAATACTTGAGCCATAAAAATCAGTTATACCAAGCTCTGCCATACCTTCAATTGTGTGTGCAAGGCTATAGAACCCAACTTTATTTTTACTAAAATCACTAACACTTGGTAAAAAACCGCCATTTTCAGCACCGCCTAGCCCAAAATTACCAACTTGCATTGCTGTTCCCATGGACTTTGGAAACGAAGTGCTGTATTTAATTTTCCCATCGGGCCCACGTTCATATAGCTGAGCCATGACGGATTGTTCGTCAGGCTTAGCTTCTAAGTAAAGAGTTGAGCCATCATCTTTTTTCAGTCTTAAAGTAGGATAATTCATCCCTTTTTTATATACCGTTATTGACTCCATTTCCCCTGTAGTTTTATCAACCTTTCCATCTAGCAGCCTATCCCTTTCTTTCTCCGTTCTCAGTTGCATTTCAGTGCCGTCAGGTAACACCACTTTAATCACACCGGATTCGGTCATGAGTCGGTTCAATATCATCATCAGTTGATAGCTTTCAGTAACCATCGCTGTTGCTTTGTTAACGCCGTCTGATACCGAACCAATCATCGTGATTGAAATAACGTATTTCACATCTGTTAGCGCCACTGGAACGGGAAAGCTTAACGTCATTTGTGTATCGCTTTCCACCGAGCGAATGCTGTTTTGATATATCGTATTGCCCGACTGGATAAGAATAATTTGCCCCACAGAGACTTTCGTCACGCTGTTTTTCCATAACGTGCTTTTACCTGTGATTCTCGGGTCGTTAGCCTTTGTTGAGATAGTGCCAATTTCATAAATCATGGTGTTTCCTTGAATTTTGAACGTAAAAAAACCGCAATTAAGCGGCTTGTTTAGATGAATAGTTTTTAGCTGAATTTAAATGATGATGAGTTATGTTTGCAGGCAATAATCATTGCTGGCAGTATTTTGGTCTCGCATGACCCTGTGTGATACGTAACGTATCTCACTGTAACGACAACGTCTTTTTTGCTAGCGGGTATTGTTGCGTAGAGTGAGCAAACTAATCTCCATTGTTGACCTTCTGCGTTTCTAACTATTGTTGTTTGCGGTGTATGTGTTACCCCATCAATAATAACTTGAACATAGGCATTGATAATCGCCGTTGAATAAGAGCCTGTGGACTCAAACTGCATTGTTGGCATTAATAAATCAATCGCATACGGCATTCCACCAGCATAAATAACTTTTGACTCAATGACTTGGTCATACTTATTTCCATGAGTTTCACTTTTAGTGACATACTTGTACGTTGTTGCTGTTGCGTTATCACCGATTAATTTTTCAACATAAACGGTTCCGTTAAACTCACCATCATTTGCATAGACCTTCCCCCTAAATGTTCCATCATTAAATTCAGGGTTACCATTTTTATCAATCTGCCAGCCTTTCTCTCCTTTTTTAAAGTCATTGGACTGAATGACATTACCAATTTTGGCATTCGTAATTGAACCATCTTGAATAAAGCCTGAGCCAATAAATACCTCCCCATTAACAACTGCAAACGGAGTAACAAATTGTCCATTGGCATTATTAAAAATAATAAACTCATCAGCGGCAAAAGCGATTTGTGTAACAACTTGTCCGTTTTTAACCTGCGCACTCATCATCATTTTAACATCGTAGTATTGCCCGTTATGCAATACACCCGCTTTAATGCTGAAGTAAGCGCGAGAGTTTCCTTGTTGATCTACAGAGGTTTCTGCCCGCTTCTCAATTGCTGCTTTATTCTCACCAATTTCTGACTTAACGAGTTCGTTAACTTCCGCTTGTGATTTCTCATTATCAGACACTGTTTTCTTAAGTGTTGTGATGGTTGCATTCACATCACTAAACTGTGTTTCTAGCTTTTCAATAGACTGTGCAAATGATTGGAATTTGTTAGCTGTAACAGTATCGAGTCGAGTAATAGACGCTTTTATTCTCAATTGCTCAACTGCTTGATTGCCATATTCCGCTGTCAGCTGCATCCCCATTTCTGCTAGTGAGCTTTCAGCATTGGCAATTGTGCGTGCCAATTGATTAATTAACGCTTCATTATCACTAAATCGGGATTCTGCTGTTTCAATATGCTTCGTCTGTGTCTCATCGATTTTAGCAATCGCCTCTGACTGCTCCGTAATACGGGCATCCATCGGCCCTAGCTTGTCATCAACTTGTTTAATCTCAGCTTTGACCTGTGAAATATCTTTCGCTGTTGACTCCTCAAGTGTTGATAATGACTCTTGCACTTTTAGAACAGCCGATGAGGTTTGCTCGTAGTCGGTTTTAACTTGCTGCTGCCAACGCGCTAGCGCCTCCTGGTCTGATACTCTCACTTGTTCAAGTCGGAATATTTCAGATTTACGCGTGCCCTCTTCTTCGAATAAGCGCCATGAGACTTGATTTAACATCATTGTGTTGTTAAGTGTCGCTTCGGCTGCTTGCTCAAGTTGCAGTTGAACATTTCCTTGATTGAAGTCGATTAGCTCCTGCATTTGCTGGCCAGCTTCAGTGCTGAGGAACTTATCGCCGATAACCTCCAATATTTCATCAGCCCGATCCTCTGGCTTGCCGTTGGCTTCAACAAACTGCGATTTTCCTACTGGGTTCACGGTTCTGACATAAACATAATATGTCTGGCCAGCTTTAAGCTTTCTTCCCTGAATAACCCACATCGTGCCATTACCAAGGTATTCAGCTAATAGCTCAACTTCATTGATATTCGCAATCTGTTTTTCGGAAAACCAAAACTCATACTGCAGGCGCAGCGCATTTTGCCCACCCACATGTGGGATAATCCCTAAACTGAAAAAGCCCGGCTCAACATCGATATAAGACGGCGGTGGCGGTGGGTTAATATCAAATGAGACCGAGGCTTGTTCGCCCTTTTGCCCATCTTTATTTTGTGGTGCGACAGAGAGCAGGTAATTCCCTTGCGGTAAATTACCAATGCGATAACGGTTTTCTTGGGTTTTAGCGGTACCAACAATACGCCCTGCTTGGGTTAATTTGAGAATAAAATCAACACCACGAACCGCCGTTGCAGTTGTCCAGTTGGCTTCCACTTGCCAGTTGTCACTATCTGCACTGACTTCAACAGAGAGGTTTTCAACTGGAGGAATGTAGCCGCCCAATGGCGTATCGGGCAACGGCTCAAATTTTACACCCTGATCAACCATGGCCTCTTTTTCGGGAACATGCTGAACTGCAATAACACCGTAAGTGCCATCACCCTTATCAGAAATCGTAATCGCCCTAAATAAACGACGAGCCAAATCGGGCTGGCTAATACCCCATACCGATTTTGTGGTGACACCTTTTGGTACCGATTCAACTTTAATTTGATTGTTGCCTAAGTACCCTGTCACTTTTACGCGTTCATAAAGCCCAGTGGCATTCATTAACGAAATAAAAGCGGTACCAGATTTAGGTTTTGTTACTTCTCTATCAAGCGTTAAAATCTTTTGAGTGGCATCGATAGCAATGAGCCTACCGCCAATAGGATCCTCGCCACCCACCCAGTCGTTATCCATAATTTCGATAATATCACCAGGAGTATGGCGTAACCCTTCTGCACCCACTTCAAATTCAACCGTTTGGGTTTCTAATTTTTCCGTCAATAATATCCATAGACCGTAACGCCTCGCTTGCCCACGACTTGTGCAACCAAAAGCATCAACTCGAAGCACATTAAGACCAAACTGGGCAACTAATGCATCATCAGAAATTTGCTCAACACTGGTTTTCCACCCATTTTGCGGATCAATAAAGCGCACTTCAATAACGGTATGACGAGCCTTTAATGGACTAAAGCTATAATGAAAACGACCATTGACCACATTAGCATTTGTGTAAGGCCAAACAACATCACTAGGACGGTCTTGAACAAATGTCATTTGTAGCCCATTCCGCACAGGCATAATACGCATCATCGAACACATATCACTGAAATAATCATAAGCCTTGCGAATATCAGTCATATAAGCATTGCAAGTTACTCGCGGCTCTTCATTGCCAAAACCATCTGGCACAAATTGGTCACAATGCTGACCAATCACATAAAGCGCAAACTTATCCACTTCTGAGTATTTAAGCTTTTTTCCAAGTCCAGAACGCTTATCCATTAATACGTCATACAAAATCCAAGCTAGATTATTTGTATAGGCAGGCTTAAAAGCTCCGCTCCAGATCCCTTTATATGTCCTAGTCTCTGGATCATAATTATCCGGTACCTGAACAATTCTAGCCCTTATTAGGTAGTTTCGAGTGGGATGTTGATTCCCAAACTGCTCACTTTCAAACGTTAATCCCACGACTGCTGAGCCCGGATAGGTTTGATTAATATCTGTGATTTCGGTGTAACTTGACCAAATAGTGTTATTTTGCAATTTATCACTATTGCTATCTGGCGTTAGACGAACCATACGAATACTAAAAGGAGGCGGCGGCAAATTATCAATAATCACGGCCATTAGGTATGGGGAGTTACTCCGTTTACCACGGATAGTGACATTTTTTTCAGTTACCCATGTTCCATTGCGTTGCACCTGAACTTGCAATTCAACCGATGTACCAACACGATCTCCGTTATCTTTAACCTCGACCAGTGCTTGGGTGCCAAACGTTAAGCGTAGCCGGTCAATATTTCGTGAGGTTATTGTGCGAGTTACGGGGGTGCTTTTTTTGATTTCAATACCGACAGGGGTTTCACTTGATGATGAAGAAAACCCCTCTAAAGCTGGTTGCTCTAATGTACCTGATACCCACTGAGCGGTCATACCATTTACATTGCTGTTGCCCGAAGAGTCAATAACAGGAGTATTATTGAGATAAACCCCTTCTAAACCTCCAACCGGTCCTTCGATAGGTCCTTCACACACTAAATCAATAATTGATAATTTTTGTCTTGACGTTAAATCGTTAGGCGCTTCGTACGGGGTACGTTGCTTGCCTCCATTTTTACCCATAATTAGGTCTCCCCGCTACCACCGTGTTTACCCACATCGATATCTTTTGCGTCACCGTCATCCATGATTTCAATTGCCTGTGAAATTACCCTTGAACCACACATAATTTCACCGTAGGCAACGGGTACTGCCATTCCCTGTGCAACTGCGTTTTCAAGGTTGCTGAAGTATGTATTTCCCTTTTCTTCTTCAGAACGCGATAAATTAGCCGGCTTAGGTATCGGCGTTAACATTTGTGCGACTCCACCAATCATCATTGCACCACCTGCCAGCATCATCGACGCGCCAAAACTCCAGCCAGCTGGGTTCCACCATCCAATCGCTAAAACGGCAGCGCCAGCAATAAACTGAAATGCACCACCTGTTTTTGCTCCCTCGATACGCGGAACAATATGAATTACCGCATTTGCCATCAATGGTTCATGGACACGCTGATGTAATTCGCTGGGGTCAACATCGGATCCGCTAATGCGAATTTGGTACCAGCCATCACGGAATTGTTGTTTAAGATTGGGAATTTGAAGAAATAAGGCATGAAGCCCTTCTGCTGCGGTATTAATATTTAAATCGAATCGACGACCAAATCGTTGCAGATCCCCATAAAATCGGATGGTTGCCAGTTTCGGTAACGCCAAATCGAGTGAGTCATTCGTTGCCATCTTTCGTTATAAACCTCTCGCTTGCTCAGTTGATTAGGAACGTGATGCAAAATAGTTTGGTCTCCCAAGTAGATTGCGGCGTGATTCGCCCGAGAACTGGCATAGCAACACAAAATGATATCGCCGGGCTGAATGCCTCTTTTGACTTGCTTAAAGCCATTTTCCGCTAAGTTATCTAAATAAAGCTCCTTCCCTTGCCGCCACCAATTGTCTTCACGGTCAAAATCTGGCAATGAGCAACCGGCTAAATGGTAAGCGTCACGGAATAGGCCATAACAATCTGTAGAGCCATGAATAAACTCACGGCCTAATAACTTAGGTACGCACTCAAATTTGATAATTTTTTCATCGCAAACCAGCCACCAGGGGAGATTTGTTTTTAACTGATGCGCTCTATCTGCTGAACTTAAATAGGGATTGCCACCGGGGTGACTATGAACAATCGCGATGACTTCACCTATTTGGCTAGCTTGAATGTAGTTTTCAACCGCAATTGAAAAATGATTTTCAGGATCGATATGTTGGTTTTCACAAGGAATATAAATCTCGGTACCGTCTTGAATAATCACAAGGCCACACGATTCCTGTGGCGCCATGCGTTTTGCATGTTCCAAAATAGCTTGTTCTAACATGAGGATCCTTATTGACTGAGGCGAGACGAAGAGAGGAAGCAACCTATTCGATGTGTGTTATTTCTTAATTTACAATCAGATAAACGCTTACCACATTTATCTTTAGTTGGGTCTTGAGTTGGGTTGCCGAGCTCATCAGCAACCGCTCCTCCTTTATACCCGCACTCTTCAGACCGATAGCCAAAATTACATACATCCGAAAGAATGACTCGAGCTGGAAAAGTTGCACCATCTGTTTCCGTTGGGGCGGCAAGTTCCCATGTTGCAGTTTCAGCGTTAAGGCTGGTTAATTGCTCAATCACCCATCGACTAACCAGTTCTTGCGTTGGATCTGCATTGTCATTACCACCAGCAAAATTCGCTGCATCGAGGAATTGTGCTGTTGTTTTACGGCGAATAACAATACCCCCTAACCCTGAGTTTAGGCGGCTAGCGATACCAAAAATTAGGCCGAACAAATTAGACAGTGAAATGGTTGGGCGTGTAGATGGGCCTTTGCCATTTAAATCAAAACCATCTCCCATGATAGGGTAAGGTTCATATTCTTGGCCTTGCCAAATAACCGGTCCTGATGATTCATTGGTACCGTTGTGGAATCGATACCGAATCCCACCTATATTTGTTAGGTCTATTTCATAGAGTATAATTTCTGCTTCTGCTTCAAGTTTTGTTGTCGCGATAAGCAATTCAGGTGGGATGTTTTGCATTTATTTTACCCATAAAAAAACCACCCGAAGGTGGCTATTTTGAAAGATGTGACATTATGGTTTTACACCATATTTTTTTAGAAAATCGTCCTCTTTCTTTTCACATACAGAGGCAATAAGTTGTTTGGTCTCTGCTGAAAGAGATTTCTTCTCATAATCTTTCCAGCAAAGTTTTATAACGTCCCTGTCCTTACTTTTTTCTTTGTCTTTTGGTGACTCATTCGTGCTGGGTATTGCTAAATATAGTAATAGAAAGCCAACTGCAAAACCGATAATGTATTTATATGACTTCACTTTAGAACCTCAATAAAATTAGATTGCTAAACAGATCATATATTATCCTATTAAACCACCTCTTCAAATTCAGCACTTATTGTTTTACGGATGTTGCCGCTATCTGAAGACCATTTTTTACAAACAACCACGACTGCAGGCTGATTTTTAATGGGGTGAAATAAGAATGATTTAACTCCCTTATGACGCTTTAAAAAAGCTAACGCCTCATCAGCTTTTTCAGGCGTAAGGGATAAGTTCACGTTAAATTTTTCAAGCTGTGAATTTAATCCATCAGGCTTACGCTGTTCATACCCATCACCAAAACTAACAGCTCTGACTCGGGGAGAAGATTCCGTTCCCATCCCCGGCTTAATAGGCCAGTTAAAAACCTCCATTCAACCTCCGTTATTCAGCCCTCAAATGAGGGCTTTATTTTATGTTATGCAGAGAATGAACCGCCGTCACGACGCTGTTTTCTCATATAATCTTCAGCGACTTTTTTACCTACTTCATAAACTGCCTTAAGCGCTTGAGGCCCAATTTCACCATTTGAGCCATCATTCTGAATGGTGACATGATTGGTTTGATAAAAATCACCAGAATTCGACTTAGCATTCGCAGCAATAACACCTAGCTTTCCATCAATTCCTCTACGTAAAGGTAATATCGCCTCTGGCCCCGCTTCACCCATCAGACCGGCGCCGCGCGCAAACGGGAATAAAGTTGGCTGCGATACAATTTGCCCGCTGTATGCGCTAAGACCAGGAGAGTTGTATATGCCGCCTTTTGCATTAGCGGTCACACCACCAAACCCAAAGGCTTCAAAACCCTTAACAATGCTCATTTTGATAGCAATTTCAGCTAGCATTTTCAGAATTGATTTAGTGAAGTCTTTAAAGTTGGCTTGGCTGTCTACCAGCACACTTGACAGAGTGGAACTAAATCCATTTAACGTTGCAGATGTGACGCTTTGAATTTGTGCATTAGCATCTAAAGCGGCATCCCGATAATCACCCCAAGCTGTTTTCATGCCAGCCACCCAGTCTTGCTTTGCAGTATCCTCTTGAGCAAACGTAGATAATTTTGCACCTTCAACCTTTTCCCACTGCGGCGTATTACCATAGGTTGAGCGTAACTGCTCTATTTCGAGTGCTCGCTGAAGCTCTAAGGATGATTTACCCAATGAATCAGTGATGGCTTTTTGCCGTGCTTCTTGCTGCTTGACGTATTTATCAGCCTGATCTTGCAGTTTATTAAGATGTTCTTGCTTGGAAATCTGGTCTCCCAAATCAGCCAACTTCATCTTATTAGCTAAAATGCCTTCTTTATTTTTTAATAAAGATTGTTCATCAAGGGATAATTTACGGGATTTGCTAGCCTCCTCCAAAACATCAAATTTGGCCTGTTCTAACTGAAAGTTTTTACGCTGTTGGCTAATAAAATCAGTGGCTGCTTGGTGTTGTTGGAGTAACCTTAGCTGTGCTTGTAGAGCGGTTAACTCCGCTTGTGATGATTCGTCATACCGAGTACCTATATCTGGCTTGTAAGCTTTTCCTTTTGGTGTTTTGCGCGCTAGCTCTTTCTTGTACCTCTCATTTTCTCGCTGAATAGCTAGTTCTTTTGCTGATTGAGAGGCATGTTCATCATTTCTAATTCTCTTGAGTTCACTTTGGTGTTTTTCCTCTGATGTCTCATACTTCTTTTTTAACGCCAAATCAGCTTCAAACTGTTTTTTCATTTTATCATTAAACGCAGAAATAGCATTCGCACCTGCATTAAATGATTTCTCATTACTTATTTGATTTTGCAGATTTTCAACTTCAAGCGTTAAGTTTTTAACCAACGTTTTGTTTGCTTCTAAGTTCCTTGTGGCATTTTGATTTAAAAAAGACTCTGAATTTCTTCCAATACCATACCCTGTTGTATCAGGTACCCCCCCTTTCTCAGCAATTTCCATCTCTTTTCTGGCTGCTACTAGTTGCTGAACTTTTGCATCTAATTTATCTTGCACGGAAACAGATCGACCAACATTAAGCATTCTATCCCATGCATTTTGAGCAGCTTCACCAACCCACTTCCATGCAGTTTCTAACGTCCCCAAATTTTCACTAATTTGCTTAGTTCTTTCATTTAAAGAAGATGAATAAAGCTCCATCGATAATTTTGTTGCTTCAGATGTTCTCCCCTGCTCCTCAAGTGTAGTTATTTGCTCAAGTTGCGTTGCAGTTAAAAAGTGAAGAGATTTATCCAATTCCATGACGGCTTGAACCGGCTGATCTTTGAGTCGTTGAAATTGCTTGATAGTTTCATCGATAGATTGCCCTGTGGCCTTTTCCATTTTTGCCGCAACACCAGCAACCATGTCTACCTGCGCCCCTGTGAATGATCCAGAGCCAACAACTTGCGCCAGTGCATCAGCCATTTTGTACTGCGTGATACCGTCACCCGAAAGTGATTTAGCTAGCGCATTAAGCTGTCTTTGGGTTTTAGCGGCATAGTTGCCCGTTAAAATAAGTTGCTTGTTGTACTCGCTAAGCTCTTTAGAGCCTTGGTATGCAGCAACGCCAAGCGCCGTTAATGCACCAGCACCACCAAACATGGCCACTTTCCATGGTGTAATTAAAGATGTGATCGCTTTCAGTGAATTACCAAACCCACCAAATGAGTCTTTAATTTGTCCTCCCTGCTGAACTGCGACTAACCACGGTGGCATACCAGAAGCTAAAGAAGTGACAATATCGGTCATTTGCATTGGCAGCTGTCTCATTGCTTGCCGATACTGGCCAGAACTAATCGTTACACCTTTTAACGCTACGTTTTGTTTTTCAAGTTTGCGAATGTAAATATCAGCTGAACTCGAAACGCCAAGCTGCGCTGCTTGAATACGTAACATTTCAGTGCGAGACAAGTTCTGTTGAGTCACCTGTTCTTTTAACTTGTTAATAAAACGCTGCTTGGCCTGCGCTTGCTCTTCTTCGGCTCTTGTGGTTGTTTTAATTATCCCACCGATTCGATTTTGAAGTGTCGCATACTCTTTACCAACCAGGAGTCCGTTTTGTAAGTCTCTATTAAGACGTTGGCGTATTGCTTGGGCTTCTTCAAGTCCTTTGTTGTACTTTTGCAATGCATCCATTTGCGCATCATACTGTGTAACAAGTCCAGTATTTGATTCGGGGCGCTTTCCTTTACGCATCTCTTCTTCAAAAATGCGCTTCACATCTATGTGATTTTTTTCAACCGCGCGTGCTTCTGCTTCAAGCTCTGAAATTTTTTGTTGATGCGCTGCTGTAGAGGCATCACTAAACTGTTTGAGCTGTGATTGCCGCTTTCTCTGCCTTTCGCTTTCCTTTGCTGCAATATGGTCTAATGCATCTTGACGCATTTTCGCAAATCGCTGGTCATCACGCTCCTGCTTGTTTAATTCACGCTCAACACGTCCGGCTTTCTCAAGGAATTCGGTTGTATTCGCGCCAATCTTAATCTCAAGATCCGCTATTTGGTTGCTCATATCGCACCCCTCCGACAATTCCCTCGCCGATTGTCTGCAGTGTTTCGTCTGACATTTCTGTATCACTCGCCTCTACATCGGTCAGTAACATAAAATCGGTTAACTCAGTATCACCACCAAACATGGTCTGAAATACGGTTTGTTGTAATGCAGCAAATTCAGCATCAATAAGTTGGAGCGTGAACGGTACTTTGCTGAAATGATCGGTCCAATCGCTATACTCGGTTGCACTGATTTCATCTAGCATTCGTCGCCAGTCAGGTCGCCCAAATTCACGCGCCAGTCGCAAAGCAAACACACGTTCACGCGCGACTACTTTTCCAGCGATTCAGGCTCCTGCACTTCTTGCTCTTCTTTTTCACTGGGGTCGCTGTCATTACTCATGCCGCTTAGTTTAGAGGCGGTATCAAATGCGGTTTTTAAAGCTAAATCACCCCAGCTATCGAGTATTTCCTGATAGATGGTTTCAATGTCGCGATTTCTATCGGTATTCCAAATGGAGCGAGAGACAATCCATGCAAGTTGCTCAACGCCATGTCGATTTGCTTTAGCTCCCAGCGCGTGACCTTTGAGGTTTTCAAGTTCACTCTCTTGGTGAACTAATAATTCAAAATACTCAGCACGCTGCAGGGCAGTTAACTCAGAAAGAATGATAACTTCTTCACCAATTTTGATTTCTTTTTTCTTTAAAAACATATCGATACCTTTTATTGGATACAAAAAAGCCACATTTCTGTGGCTATCTTATTGATTTAAAGTTTTATTACTCTTTTGGTTGAATAACCGTTTTACCCGCTGGTTTTGGGGGAATTTCTTCTGCCATGGTTGGGCGGCCGGTATTTTTAATTTTTACCGTGCGCGTCATGGTTTCTTTAATCGGAATGGATTTACCTAGGCTGCTAATCCAGCCCTTAAATAAATCCAGCGTGCCATTTGGGTACAGAATTTTGTAAAAGCGTGGGAGACCTTCATCAAACCATTTAACAAGGTCTTTTTGTCCTTCTTCACCCGGCAGCCATGCAAGAGTGACACTGGTTTCACCCGAGGATTTTTCGCCCTGAGTGGTGTTTTCCCAGTCGCCATTGGGGTCGTCTAGATAGCTATCGTCTTCACTTGCCGCCGTAATTTCCCCCGGCTCTAGTGATTTGATTCTGGCCAATCGAGTAAAGCCCGTATCAAGATACGGATCCTTGGTTGGGTCATCGGTTCCGGTATATACCCAGAGTGTCGTGCCAGCCCCTTTTGTGGGCTCCAGTGGATTTGGTACTTTTGCCATCTTAAAATTCCTTACATTTCATATTCAATTTGGTAAGTAATATCAACCGATGCCCATAGTGCCATTTCATCATCACGATCATAATCAAACCCCTTTGGCGTCATATCGGTTAATACGTCACCTAAATTGGTTATGTTTTTGATTGCTGGGTACAGTTTTTCTTCTACCCATTTATCTAAATCAGAATCGGTTTTGGCCGCTTTTAGAAAAAGCTCGATATGAAGAATGGCAGTCCATTGGTTGCTATCAAGGTACTTTGGATCTGGATGAGGTTCAGTTAAATAAACAGCGACAACAGGCAATTCATTTTCATCGAAGTTAACGGGTCGCCCGTCATAAGTTGATAATTTTGGGATGCTAGCCTTGAGGCCTTCAATCACTAGTTCGCGGATCTTGGTGTGCTTAATCACTACCCCCCCTTAAAATACAGCCTCAATTGGTTGTTCAAAGCGTCACGCATTTCTTTACTCATGTCCTCCTCGCGGACTTTAATGGCATGCTCTTCAAAGGCTTCCGTTAGTGGTTTAGAAACGGGTATTTTGACAACATCAATCGGGTAACGACTTAAACTGAGCCGTTGCATGACGTGCCATTTTCCATTTTTTAACTGTTGAATAAACGCGCCTTTAAAGGTGAATTTACCCACTTTTAAAACACTGCCATGTCGTCGCTCAATTCCTCGACTTCGTGATAGTTGAACACGCGCTGTACCAAGTACAATCGCAGGCAAGTTTCCCCTGTTTACTGTGATGCGCGCTTTAGGGGTACCATGCTTTGCACTGGCCTTTTTGAGCCTTACGCGCTTGCGGATGATCTTCTGTTGGATTTTGACTTCTTTAGAAACTTGCTTAACACTGCGACTTACTGCTCGAGCAGCAATACGATTAATAGCCTGTGCCGTTGCAATAGGTGTGACTTTCTCAACAATAATGTTAAGGTTTCGAATGGCTTCATCCTTCCCCTTCATCGTCATTATCCTCTAGAAAAATCATCCACTTGCCATTAAATCGCTGATAGCGAGTGACCAGATAAGAGCAACCACCAGCGGCCACTTTGTCGTTTTTTCTAGGTTGATAACCCGCTGAAAAAATGACATAAGAAAGCCCATCCCCTGTGACGGGGCCAAATTCAGGTAAAAAGTGAGAATCTACCCCAATGTGGTCTATGCCATTAATAGATATAGGCTTTCCCATTCGTTTTGTGGTGAGTGCGTCCAGTCGATCTGTTAACCGTTCAAACGCACTCATAAATTAACCACCTGCCGCCGCTGTTGCCGGGAAAATATTCAGTTTAACGGGAATCATTTCCGCACTCGCTTCGGCAGCTTCCCATGTAATACCCACAGGAACGCCACCTTTGTCAGCAACAATCCCTTTATCACCTGTCACTGTTTGACCTGCCGTTAATGCAACGCCCGCTTTTTTCTTTAGTAAAAAGACACCTTCAGCAAATCCATCACCAGTTTCCCCTGGTTCAATATTTGTTGCAGCGATACAAGCTAATGCACCCACCATGACCAAATCGCCACTGATAATAGCGGTTGCACCTGTATTTTTAATTTCAACAGTTAACCCTTGTTGTTGATAATTCTTAGCCATAACTTCTCCTTCTGGCCCCTAGGAGCCAGATTTTAGGTATAAAAAAAGCCCGTTAGGGCGAGGGTTTTAACCTGTAATAAGGTTATTTCGTATCAACACGAACCATGCCGCGATAATCTACTGGGGCAACCCCTGCATCGATACGAACTTTAGTGGTTACACCGTCAGAACTGAATCCTTCTTCTTGGTCAATGTAAGGAGTATCAACACCATCAAGGTAAGCAACTTCAATGGTATCTGTACCTTGCGCCGAGGTCAGGAACCACGTTGGTTTATCTTTACTCGCGCCACGAGATAAACGAGATTCACGGATAACTTCAACAATATCTTTGACTGGGTTAATGATCCCCGCGTTGATATCCGCACCTTTAACGCTGCTAGAACCAATAACTTGTTTGGCAGAAGTTGCTAAGACCGTTGGAACCAGCATAAATGCAGGTTCAATATTTAACTCACGCTCACCTTCTTTTTGCTCTTGCATTAACGCACAAGCAGCCGCAATCGTATCAACATCCATGCCGCCACTGGTTAAGTTTGCGTGTTTTGCATCAAACATTTTAATGTTATCACCGCTGAAGATTGCGTTATCCATCAGGATAGCGTAAACCAAGTCACCAATGGTCGCTTTGGCTGCGCGGCCTAGTTTCATCGGGGTATCAGTGAGCATTGACATATCATCGTTAATGATAGCTTGGCGAGTAATGCTGAATAACTCACCGTAGGTTGCCAGTGCGATAGTTGCCTTTTTATCACCCGTAGTGACGTACTTATATTCTGCCCCTTCGCGAACTTCACGAATGGAGTTAAACCCGCCCATTCCAACACGGGTAGCCGGTTTAAAGTCGCCTAAGTGTCCTTTTTTCGTCCATTTTTCAAACGTTTCTGGCGCTTCATTCCAACCTTGCAAAATAGATTTATTTGCTACATCTAACAAAATATTACCGAAGTCAGATGTGCCATGAGTAAAGGCCATGCCAACCATTTGCATTGAGTTACGAGTCGCAATACCAACGCCACGATCCGTTAATGACATGCGAGCCAATTCACGTAATGTCATGCAGTTATAAGGGTTATCAGCATGTGCTTCATCATATCCTGCACGCGCCATTAATGATGCGCGGACGCTATCCCCGACAAGATTACCGTTATTCGCATAAATATGAGCACCGTAATTATTTTTATTTGTTGGTGTCGCCTCTTTGGCTACCAAATCTAAAATTTTGTCTTTTGCTTGCTCGACGGTGCAGTTGATATCTGTCAGGCACTCAACCATGATGCTGTCATGCTTACCGCCGAACATCGCAAACAAATCTTTAATACCATTCATGCGCGTTTGCTCGGCTTGTCGTGCTTGCGCCTGAATGCTTGCCGTATCTGGCTGTTGTGTATTAGTTGGATTTTGTGATTGTGGTGCAGGCTCTGTCGCCGGTGCGTTTGATGTTATTGTGTTTCGTGGGTTAGCTAAGCTATTTTTCAAGGTATTTTGTAATGATTTCGGCATGGATTTAAATTCCTCGATGCGTTTAGATGAAAGACTGGCCATGGCTTTAACCGGCTCAATCACAGTATTAGCAAAACCGTGCTCCACGCACTCTTCTGCCGTTAACCATGTCTCTTCGCCGAGCATGGCTTCAATTTCTTCTTTGGTTTTCCCAGTTTTTTCCATGTAGGCAGGAATTAAGACGTTTTCTACCTTATCGAGCAGATCAGCATAATCTCGCATATCATTGGCATCACCCCACGACACACCCCAAGGTTTATGGATCATCATCATGGCATTTTTTGGCATTTTGACTTCGTCACCCACCATGGCAATAACGGACGCCATGGAAGCCGCTAACCCATCGATATAAACCGTAATGTTGGCATTGTGGTTTTTGAGCTGGTTATAAATGGCGATACCCTCAAAAACCTCACCGCCGGGTGAATGAATATGAAGGTTGATATGGTTGATATTGCCAAGGGAAATTAAATCTTCGGTAAATCGCTTTGCACTTATCCCCCACATCCCAATTTCGTCATAAATATAAATATCGGCTGAAGTCTCACTGGTTGCTTTCATTTGAAACCAGCTTTTCTCCGGTGCCGACATTAGCGGTTTACTCATCGTCGTGCTGTTTTTTGGTAGCATGAGATGTGTGTTTCTCGTCTGCATTGTCGTTACCTTTGTCGTTAGCGGGGTCAGTATCAAATTTCAGCCCCAGTCGTTCATTTTCATCAATTTCCGCTTTACGGCGGCGTTTAACTTCTGCTGGGTTACCACCTCTAGCGCGAACCCAATCACTTTCTGTCGCAGCACCACCGCGAATTTGTGCTTTCCATGCATTTGATTCTTTAAGCGGATCAATCCATGGCATGACAGGGCCATTGTATGTGGCGTTATAAAGTGAGTTGAGGTCAACATCAGGCGGAAGGATGATTACCCTAGATGCAATCGCCATTTGTAGCCATTGTCGATAAACAGGCCGACTAATTGAGCCGCAGAAGGTATCTTGTAGAATGTAATAACCCTCAAATGACTCCACCAGTTCTTGTCTTTGTGCGCTGTATGTTCCGTTGTAGTCACGAGCAATACTGGAATAGCTACCCCGGCTACCTGCAGCAACAGCTCTTAACTGACCGTTCCGAAAGTTTTCAAGGTTTGGGTTTGGCCTATCCGATTTGATCATGCCAACTTCTTCACCGGGCAATAAGTCATCGTAGATTATGCCCGGCTCAATGATGATATTTCGGTCTTCTTTATCTTCATCGGCATCATAGAAACTGCCATCACCTTTTTTAATGTACATCCCTAATGAAGCTGCAATCCTTGCTGCTGTAAGCTCTGCGTCCTCATAGTCCTTCAAAGAGCTTAGGCGCATTAAGATACCTGAAAATAAACTGACACCACGCACCTGATGTAACCGCCGTACATATTTTATATGCAGCATGTTTTCAGAGAGGATGGATTTGAGATCTCCCATTTGCTGTCCTGCGGTTAACAGGTTTTTGTAAACAGAATAGGATTGTGGGCGACCCCAGTTATTTAATTGGATCCCCTGTCGGATATTTTCCCCTGTATCATCAAGATGAATAGGAACAAAGTCAGGTTCAAGTGCTTCCAACCAAAACGGAATCCCCGCTTGTTTATCCAACCCCTTTTGGTTTCCTTTGACCAATTGAGCAAAGACCTCCCCATCGCGTATCCATGTTCGAACCAAGAGACGCTCAAGCATTGGGCGCGTAAATTGCCCTGTCACTTCTGGACGAATTGACCATTCAGCCCAAGCAGATCTTATTTGTTTGGCTAGTTCTTCATGGATTTGCCCTGTTATTGATAGTGGCTGAGGTTCAACGATGATCCCCCTACTACCAACAACCCGCTCCTCCATTTTATCGAGGATACCAATCACAAGATCATGGTTGTTATCTAACCACCGCGCCTGCTCGCGCAATGATTTTCCCCCAGTTTGCGTTAATTGATTGGCATTGCGGGGCTCTCGCCTTGCTTTATGTTGCCGTGATGGCATTGCGGCTTCATAAGCGAGGATTTGGTTTCGTGAGCGCAAGCGACTACTGGCCCATCCTGGTGAAATCACCGATATGGCTTTATCAAGAAAATTCATTGGAACCTCGCTAATTTATAGCCGGGTGACTTGCGTTTTGTAGCACTGCTTTGTTCATATCGCCTCTCCCAGTATTCTCGCCCCTTGCGGATCTCGCTGAGGTTTTCCATTGTCATGGACTGCCCATTAAATGTGACACTTTTCCCCTGCAGTATTTCCATTTCCGCTTTTAGATACGCGTCCTTCATTTCTTTAATTTCGTCTCGGGTCATACCCATCCCCCAGATGTTGAAGACACAGGAGTCCATGCCGAACTTGCGCTAGGCTTGGTTTCTTGCGTTTCTGTTTGAGTTTGAATTGGTGTTGATTTTGGAGGAGGTTGATTAGAAGTCAGAGGTGATAGTTTAACTTCACTGATATCCGGCAACTGAGCCCACTTAGGCGGGTTCTCCCATTTGATTTTTTCGTAACCGAGTAAAATAACTAACGCATGTGCATAGACCATCAAGTCAAAAGCTTCGTTAGCCCCTTTGCCCGGCTTTGACCATTTTCCGCTACTGTCGCGCTCTTCATACGTTAATTCATCGTAAAACGAATCATCGAGCCAGTCAGGGAAATGGACATAGTTATTACCCACAGTCTCCCGCCCTAAATGTGCGGAAATACGGTCTTTTAATTCATTTGTTTGCAACAAATAAATAGGCACATCACCACGCGCTCTTGCACGGCGGTCTGAACGTTCCGTATTATCAGGGTAGGATTTGGTAATCAGCTTGCTTTTGGCTTTTCCATCCCCTTTAAACAGATAGACACGGCGCGTTAGGCCGTCTTTTTTGCATTTACGCCAAAATTGATAAGCGTTATCCGTTACCCCTTCCTCACCACCGGTATCTATCGCCATAGCGTGGACTCCCATTTCTAAATCTTCACGATCTTGAAGTGGGTAGGTTTTATCAAGTACATCAGGAATTAATATATTCCAATCTTCCGCATAAGAAGATGGGTCTATTTTTCTAGCCTCACCATCTTCGCTATAACGTAAAGAGCGAGTGATGTCGAAACGGTCTATTATCCAACGTTCACCTCTAGTGCCATAGCCTGTGACTTGAACAACAAATCGACGTTTTTTACCACCCTGCACGTCAACGGTAGCCACAAGAAAATGAACACCATCGGGTACCGTTCCATAATCCCAATACTCAGCACGAGCCTTGAGATCATCGCCACTTCGCTGTTCTTGGCTGATTTTCGGTAAATACGGTTGCCCCCAGTCAGTGTTAATGACTGACTTTAACGTTTCCTCGCTGCCTGTTCGCTCGTATTCCTGCTCCGCATTAAGTAAGTTATAAACTAACTTTTCCCATGTTTGATAAGCCGCAGCAGGACCTTCCATCCAAAATGAAGCAATGCGTGACTCTCTTGGCTCACCTGTTATAACGCCATTTTGGTCAATCGACTGCCCCTCTCTAAGCCAAACGCCTTTATTGTTTAGCTCTCTTTTCTGTTCTGGTTCGATAATTCCCATGCAGTGTGGACACTGTAATCGTGCTACCTTGCTACCTACTGTTGGGTCATCGCCCTCACTAAAGCCCACCATGTTTTCACGGTTTGGTAAGAAATATTCTGAACAATGCGGACATGGCCAATACCAGCGGCGGCGATCACCCCGATTATAAAGTGACAAAATACCCGTTGTAGGTGGTGCCTCATGAGGTGTATTTCGTCGCCATTTGCTGTCTGTTATTTCTCGACCAGGAGAGCTTTCAACAAGTGTTTTACCTGCGGACATAAATGTCGTTGTACGCTTTGCGGCTAGTGTGTAGGCATCACCCTCTCCGTCTATATCTTCAGGAAACCGGTCATAATCCGTTAATGCAACAAACCGATAGTCCGAAGAGGACATAATATTGACGGATGGCCAGCCAATTTTTAAATAATTCCCCGCCCTGAATGTTTTGTCATGAACGTTATTATCATTGCGGTGAGGGCTTAGTCTTTTAGCCACCTCTCGACTTGAACGAAAGGCTCTATCCAATCGTTTTTTAGAGTGCTCCCTCGCCTTTTCTTCCGTCATTTGGATGAGAAGAAAGTCTGCAGGGTCACAAACAATGACATAGACGATCCAACCATCAATCAGCCCCAATGATTTTCCTGTTCGAGCTGGGCCAACAAATATCACTGAGTCATAGCGACGATCTGCAAGGCAATTCATGGGTTCAATAATATAAGGTGTTAATGAATCATCCCACGGTATTGAAGAGCCTTCCCCCATTGGAACGCGCATGTATTTTTTTACAGCCTGAGCAATTGGCATTCTGCGGGGAGCTTTTAATAATGATGCGACATCCTTTCTTACCGTTGATGCTGAGGCATAATTTACTGTCATTCGTCAAAATCCTCCGCTTCCATCACGCGAGAAGCGAGAATATCCCGTAATTCATCAACAATGATTTGCACCTCAGTGAGCTGCTCCGCGTTCCATCCCTTATCCCGCTCTAATTTATCGGGCCATGTATCTAAAACTTGGGTTATTGCCTTAACCAGCACCGCCATTTCCAAATGCACATCAGCAACAGGAACTAATTGCTTAAGCGTAGTTTCCAACTTAATTCTTTCATTTTCAGACTGATACCAATCCTTGCGCTCTTTAGGTGGCATCAGCGTGGGGTCTTGAAGGTTATTTGTATTTACATCGGGGTCGGCACCGAAAAGTATCGGCCCGATATCTCGCAAGGCATAAACGGGATTGCCTCGCACAATATTGGCAATGGGAGTATTTGCATCGAGCAATCGCTTTTTAACTGTTCCGCGATTTAAGCCGAATGCTTCAGCAATCTTAGCCACGCTCCAGTTGTAGGCGTCCCCCAGATTGCTGATGTTGGACATTGACACCTCACTCTGTCAGGTGAAAACTGATATTTTTATTTATTATCAGATAGATATAACATATTGAGGTGACAACTCATTTTGAAAATTGTCACCTCAATATTGATATTTACAAACTAAATCAAAGAGTTAACTAACCTGCTGCTGACAGCATGAAAAATTGAAAATGAGCCGTTTCCCGCGTGGTCGCCGCCTCGTGGTAAGGGTACCCCCTCAGGAGTACCTTTTGAATTATGCGTAAAATTTATCAATCTAATGAGTTTAAGGTTTCTTTGGTGGCGAGAGCGGCTTGGAATTGTTAGACCGCTTGGGTTGATACCCTTTAACATTTACATCACCATCACTTAGTTGTTTGTCTAGCTGCTCTCTGAATTGAATCGGGCTCTTAAAGCCTTGGCAAGCCATAGCGCCTCCTATAGTTACTTGTTGTGGCGTGGCATTATCCAGCAATCTTTCAACTATCATCTGCTGCTCTTTGATATCAGAATCAATAGTTGCTCTTTGCTTTTCCACTTCAGGTGGCAACTCTTTATCACCAAGCATTGTTATAGCCGTCTTTATTAAATGAAGAGTAATAAGCTTGAGTACTTCATTGAATCCCTTCGATTCACTGTTGCAAACCAATTGTCTTGGCTGTGAGTTGCTTATAATTGCCATCCAGACTTAGCTGATTGAATATCGGCATGAACTCGCTCTAGGGAAGCTGCAAATGCTCTATCTGAATAAGCTATGGTCTGTTGTATTGATGTCATAGATGACTGCAATAGGCTAAATTTAGTTTCCAACCCTTCGATTCTACGCTGTTCGTCTGTTTCTGTTTTAGTTGTAGCCGTTAAAAATCCGCCTTCAGCGCCCTCCTTTGCTGCCTGTCGCATAGCACTATCTATTGCTATGCCTTTTATCTTTAAGCTCGGAATGGGTGCCGATGTTATATAAGAGCTATCAATAAATACCTGACCATTTGTAATAAAGAACTTATTAGCGCTAAATCCAACACTTGCTGGCTGCTTCAGTCCCGTGCTAATCATCAGCCCTTCAATACGTTTTAATTGTGCTTCCAGCTTATCTAAGTCAGTGCTATCAACTGATATCTTTATAGATAGGGTGGCTATTTCTTTTTTATCTGACATGTCTGTCTCCATAAATGAAAAAGCCATCAGTGATTAGCTGATGGCTATATTGAACTCAACCTAAGAATATTACTGGTCTAATTTGAGATAAGTTAATTATGCGTTAGAGTGAAAAATCAACTAAAAGGATGCAATGATGAAAATTTATACTTACCCTAAATCCAGGTCTATTCGTGTAACGTGGACAGCTGAAGTGCTTAACTTAAAATACAAATGCATCTTTTTTGATGTAATGAATAAAAATAAAGACAATCCAAGTATTACAATGAAAGTTCCTACACTTGTTGATGGCGACTTAGTACTTTTTGAATCTTCAGCTATTTGTATTTATTTATCAGAAAAGTATGGTAGCAACCTTTTATCTCCAATTGATATCAATGAAAAAGCAGTAATAAACCAATGGCTTGCTTTTATCATTAATGAACTTGAATCTCCATTATGGACCATCTTAAAGCACTCAATGTTCCTTCCTGAATCAAAGAGAGTTGTTGATATAATCCCTATTGCTAAAGAAGAATACCTTTCATCGAGTGAAGTTCTTTCCTCAGCATTGAACGGGAATTTATTCATCGCTAATAATAATTTTTCTATCGCTGATATTTTTCTTTTCCAAACAACTCAGTGGGCTTTGAATTTAGGATTAAACATACCTCAAAATCTTATCAACCATCATGATAACTTAAAATCGAGTCCCGACTACTTGAATGCAGTTGCGAAACAAAACGAAGCAATGAAAGCAGCCGCAGGTAGTTAACAAACTTGACATACCAAATTCTATCAATGCTACTCAATGAATAGCATTTGTAGAATTAAATAAATCAATCTTTAAGTATTCTGATGAGAGAAAATACTGAAGTTATAAGCACGGCAGATAAAGTAAGAACTAACCAGTAATCCAAGGTAAGGTCAAATTTTAGCCATCTATACATAGCATCTGCAATATAGGTAATCATTGCCGCTGATATTAAAATAAAAAACAACAAAAAGTGTTTATATGTGGCCATTGATTTTATTTGATGTCGAATCAATAAAATGCAAACAAATAGAACTAAAATGAAAATTACAACGTCACTCATATCACGACCTTAAGAGCATCAATTAAATACAATATAAATGCTATCAGCAAAATAATCCCATTCTATCTTATCTCTTTAGCCTCCTGTAACTATCTCAAATTAAAAAGCCACCAGTGATTAGCTGATGGCTATGGATATTTTATTTAAGTATACTCACATCGCTTCACAATAAATTTCTTTACTTACTTTTTTCAAATCAATTAAGGGTATCAAAATGCAAAGAAAAATAATTGTTGCCGCACTCGTAGCGTTCGTTGCTCCAGTGATTGCAAATGCTTCATGCGACAGTGTTGTTGAAGAGATTACACAAAAGATCATTAATAATGGTGTGCCTGAAGAGGGTTTTACCATTACTGTCGTTTCCAATGAAGAAGCTGCATCACAGCAAGGTACTGTTGTTGGTAACTGTTCAAATGAAACACAGCAAATTATTTATACAAAAAAATAATTACTGCTATGCAGAGGGCTTTATTCAAAGCCCTCTCACTTTTTATTCGAGTTGTAGAACGCCGTGTTCGATTGAACCTGAATAAGCCACTAGACCTTCATAAACAACATTATCACCATCAAAGGCTTTACCCACTTCAATAGTATAAGACAGTTACCCTTCCTCCTGCGCAAACTCATGAAGAGACTTGATTTGTTCTGGTATTAATACGATTTTGCTCATCAATAAATACTCCGATTTGGATTAAGCAATAAGTAGTGATAATATCCTGCCGCTGGTTAAGGATGACTGGTCCTACAACAATAATGATAAAGATACATTTCCATTAGATATGCCCTTCTATAGAGGGGCTTTTTTTATTTGCATACGCGTTTTTCAATATTCTTTTCCGTATTTCGTAACAATTTATACCTAGATTATTTAACCTATGTTGGTACCATTCGCACACCCATTTGACATTTGGGTATTCATAAACAAAAAATTGGTTCTATTAATCGAATATTTCGCCCCGCGCCAACGAGGGGCTTTTTTTATTCTTTCGGAATGCTTTTATCCAACTCTTCACGGAATTGAGATGGTTTATCGAAGCCTTGTGCTGCCATAATATTTCTCCTGTAGATATGAAAAAGCCCCTGATTTCTCAGAGGCTCAATATTGATTTATTGAATTAGACTTTAAGATGAGTGCTTTTCTTTGAAATAATAACCGATGATAAAACCAAGTGAGGTGCCGAGAGCGCTGATTATGAGTGATAAAACCTTATCCAGCTCAAGTAAAGATACCTTACTCGCGGCCTCAACAAGCCCGCGATCACTTAATGACTCAATCCATAAAATGGCGCAATAATTATATAAGAGGACAAATAAACCGCCGCCTGCAATGGAAAAAAAGAAACCACGAACAAAAAACGTTGTTAACCTTCCTCTTGCTTCATTATCAGCTCTAGAAATCTCTTTCTGCTGACCCTCATTTATTTTTGCAAATGTTGGCTCATTACTATGAATCGAATTATTTAATCCATCTAGCGCCTTACGTACAGAGTTTGTCATGCAATGTACCTCAACTATTCCCTATTTTCTTTAACGCTTGCCCGTAATCTTTTAGTAAGGAGGTTGCGTATTCATTGGAATGAATGGTTGCTTCCATAACTCTTTCAGCAAACTTGTTTATTTCATCGATGAGTCGTAGATCTTCTTCGGTACCATTCTGCCGCAGTCTCATCTCCAATTCAGACATAAGCCTTAATGCTGACGTAGATACATCATATAAATCCTTATATAAAGCATCTCCTTTTGACCTATACCTAGCTAAATCTTCGAGTATTTCCTTTTTACTGGACATATTTATTTTCCATAGCATCCATAATGCGAACAATGGGAAAAATATAGCACGAAAAAGGTTAACAAAGATCACCTTAATACCTAAATGATAATTGGATCCTATTTTTGATGCGCTCATGGTGCCTCACCGATTTTTCTGGCCGCTTCAATCTCTCTAATGGCCTTTTTATCTAAATTACATTGCTCGATAACTGTTAGTAGCGACTCATTTATCAATAGAGAGTCACCCCAAGGAAATGTCTCAGGGATGTATTCAGGTAAACAATCATTGAGTAGATGAGCTGGAATGGACACTGATGGCGTTTGAACGTATTCTATTCGCGTGGTTGTGCAACTCGACAGTAGCATTACGAGGAGCATCAATAGCAGCACACTTATCATCCACAATAACGGTTTTGATAATGGTTTTAACCGTTTTAGAAGCCACTGCCGCCGCGTCACGTTCCCTAAGGTTATTTCGTGAGATTTCATTAAACGTTACCGAAAGTTCTAAAACGGTGGATAATATGAATTGACTTGTAGCCGCTTCATTTTCTAATCGCTCAATATCTTTTTTTACCAAAATATTGCTGTCATAAAGCGTTACAGCCCACCAGCTCACAGCAAATAGTGCTAAAAATAACCAGAATGAATTATCTATTTTCATAAATTCACCTGCTTACCTCGGTAGTGATCTAGGGCTTTTTGACATCGTTTTTCTAAACTTACCTTGTCAATACCGCAGGTATCATCTCTGAGTACATATACGCCAGTTGCCAAGTAGATGGGGAATCCGATAATGAAAGCGGATATGCATAAGCGAACTCGCCAAGGCATACGGCTTTTTCTACTTCTCGTCTTGTCATTAACCCTTTCCATTTGACGCCCCCAGCATATATCCAGCGTTTAAGTTCATTACATGCGCCAGCTTGGTCGCCAGCGTTAAGCTTTTTAAGTAGCGTAGAACGTGAGAATGCCCCTGTTCCGACGTTATAAGTGAAAGAGTAAAGTGCAGCCCTTGTGTAATCAGGGATATTAACCTTAATTAAAGGGTTCACAGCCTTAGCGACAATTGCCAAGTCTTTTTCTAACAGTGCATCACACTCGGCTTTTGTGTAGGTTTTTGTGGGGATAATGTCGGGGCCCGTGTGCCCATAACATACGGTAAGAACTCCCACTACATCACGGTAAGGCTTGGACTCATACCCTTCAAACTCTGCAATCATCGCAACAGTTAAAGTCATCAGTCCACCAGCTGCAGCGGCCATTTTTATTTTATTTGGTATTTTTGCCACTGTTAGCCTCTCTTAATTTGAATTCTTTCCGTTTGTAGTACCAATTCACTAAGAAGGTAGCGACAGTACAAATAATCCCGATGAGTACCGCCCATTGGTCTAAAGATAATACCCCTGCCGCTGTAGTGATTACTCCGAGAGCATAAGAAAAGGGGCTTGAGTATTTTTCGTGCATACGCATATCCACCCCCTGCGGAGTGTTCCGATGTTTAGTTAATAGAAAGCCACCAGCAACGTCATTGCAGTAATTAAACATGTTGATAGTGATTTGCGATGGCTATATACGAAAAAGGCCACGCAATGCGCAGCCTTTAGGATATTTTATAGCTAAGTTACTCAGTATAATTTAAATGACAATAATTAATGGCTAGTGTCTTTTTCAAAAAAAACATCCTCAGCTTGAATATCTGTCATGCATTCAGGGCATTTGATAACTACATCCGTAGTCATACTTTCAACTTTCTGTAATGCACCATATTCACCAAAATAGTAACCAACATAAGTAGCACCGCCATGCTGAATAAGTTGTGTGCATGTTTTTTTGTGTAATATGACCATTCCAACTCGATCACTTTCAGTTAAATAGTAATCCATAATACTCCTGCCTTATTCTTTACCCATTATTTTAACCTAGCAAATTGACAGCTTCGGATCAATATATGGGGGAATATCCAAAACAGTGAGTCTGCCAGTTGGAATTACATTATTATCACAGATAATACACCCTATTAAATTACTCAAAATGTATATATCGTTATTAGCATTTCCAAAACATAATCGCAATATTCATATTCATTTGCTTTACCGTGATAAATATCAAAACCAACAGATATTCAAAGGCATTAAGACTCAAAAATATGCTACAATATGGAACATTAAAACTTCATGCAAAAGGAGAAATAATGTATCAGTTTTTGGTAAGCTTCATATTTACACGTTTTACTGTAGGTAGAGAGATAAAAAAACTAGATAAACAAGAGAAAGCCTTACTAATTTACTTCCTACACGCCAAGTATAAAAAAAGAAAAATCCGGTTATATAAAGACGCTGCTAATAGATTAATCGCTAAAGGGATTCTAGTTGTCGTTGAATCTGAAGTAAAACGAGGCAATAAATTAGTAAAAATATCAGATAAATACCTTCCTGCTTTAAAAAAATACTTATAGCCAACTATTTATTACCATCAAAATACCGCAGAGAGATATTATATAGTTACCGATATTCGCAACAAAAGACTAACCACCTGATTTGTAAGTGAATTTCAAGAATGTTAATCTTACCATTTTGAAGTTACCCTATCCTTACAAAATACTGAATTAATAACCTCTTTTATATATTTGTCGGTCTGTTTGCACTTTCTGGCTAGCTTTAATGCTGTTTAACGTACTCTCAGCATAGGGATCATCTTTAGGTTTTTCCTTGCTGATATCCTGTCCTGAAGATGCGCAAGCAGAAAGCATTACTGCAAGAACTAATATAAACGGCCTCACGTTATACCTCATAATCATATTTATGTTAGGTTTTAGACCTGTCGAGGCTTGTAAGTTCAGTTAAGTAACTAAATAAAATCTAAACGTTAATAAATTTAGAAGTGTTGTGGAGGCATACGCTGAGAGTGTATGCGTTCAGGTTCCTCATGGCGTATGTGCTTCTATCCTGATAAGTACAAATAACCCATGCGAGTTAGCCAATCAGCCTCGGCATTCTCCACAATGGAAAGGTAATTCCCAGCTTTACGGGGCGATTTCAAGGGCAATAGCGCTACTACTTATAATTATCTTGTCGTTATAGAAAACAAAAAAGCCACACCAAGTGACTTACCTTTAACTTATCTCTATTTTGACTAGTATTGTTTGCAGCAAACGCACATTTTTACTTGATCATAGCCAGTATTTTTAGCGCCTTGGAGTGCCTGAGCGCTATTCACAAAATTCCCCAGATAAAGTCGATTGGAGGATACTGGCATATTTTTACAATCCACTCTATGTATTACAAAACTTCCTTGATGCTCAACTATCGTATTAATGTAATAGTTCATAAATCACCCCATTATATTTTACGAGGAGGCGATTATACATAAAGATGATAATAACAACTTAAGGCAAATCAAAGAATTTAATCTTTAATCAATATCACCATTTGTCGCTACAATAAACCTATTCTCACCTTAATACCGCTATGCGCAAGACAAAAGCTAGCAAATAGAGCTTGCATTATGTGAACCGAATCGCTTTTACACATTTACCTTAAGTTGCATTAGCGGTATAAAAATCAATCAAGCATTGTAGATCTCATTTTATAGTTTTGGTTTTCCCACTGGTTTGTTTATGCCACCACCGAAAGCTGGTGTTTTATTACTTGCTGATTGCGGGAGAAGTACAGTGTTTATCCCATAGCTGGTCGGCTTGTTTTTTATCAAGAGCCTCTTCAATACTATCTATAACAGGTATTGATATATTAGTTTCACCATCAGGCTTTATATAAGTCTTAACCACAAAGCGCTTGAATTCTAACTCACTGACAAAATCATAGTGTCGAGACACATAGCCGCAAACATAACCAACTTCACCTCCGCTATGAGATATTTTATCAAAGTGGTAACTCACATCTTTAAATGACTCCAATTTAGGGCTATCCAAATACCCCAACACTGTTCGTTTGGTTCTTTCAATAATGCTGACATCATCCTTATAGGAAAGCGTGAGCCCAAATACAAAACCTGCTCCCAGTAAAAATAACGCAATAATAAAATTAAATATTTTACTCATAACAAAAAAAGTCTCTTAAATAGAAAACCCGCCATTACTGGCGGGTCTACACCGTAATCCTAATTTACCTAGTATGGGACGCCACGATTAAGTGAAATACGATGTATCTCCTATATCGGGATGATATTTATTCTTTTCAAGTACCCGCATTATATCCCAAAACCTGCTTGAAACTTTACCATCAATATCTATTTTTACTTGCTGGTTGTATTTATGTTTAACAAACAAAGTGAGGCAATTAAATGAAGAAAACACTGTTTGCTACTGCAATAGCAATATTTTTGATATCTGCTGAAAAAAATGTAATCTAAAGACCCCATCTGCTTAGGTGCGGTTTTCTTTTATTATGCATAACTACACATGTAACTCTGACCAATCATAACAGCAAGTCTTATGTTTGTTTCAGACATAAAAAAACCCCGCATTGCGAGGTTTCATTCTATAAGTTCAGTTACAACGTATTCACTCTTATCACAATATATTGGGTTTTGTAATTACGCAACCCCATATATGCATTCTTTTCTAACTTCCCTATCCATTTCTAGCCTTATTTCAGCTATTGCCAAACATCCCTCCACGAACCCTTCCGCGTATTGCAGTCGTTTTGCAACCTCGTTATGAGATATGCCTAATTTTCTTTCTAGTGTTCGCAACGTGCAGTTATTTACGTAATAAAGAATAACTAATTGAAACAGATATGAATTATTCTTTTTTAATCTATTCACAGCGGCATCAACCGCTATCCCATCATCATCACAGCAGCTTTCTCTCGTTTTTTTTGTGCTCGGTATCAGCCCCTTGAAGCCAGCGGCAATTGAAGAATAATCAACATCGCTATTTCCGTCATATGCCCATGCGCCCCATTTTTGTAAAACTAACTGAATATCTCTCATGCAAAAAGTCTCCTGCGTTCCGCATAACGCATTAACCGAAAACACCCAGCGCCGCAGAACGGTCTAGGAATCGAAATAACAAAACCAACTGGCTTCCGTGCTCACGCTCCCACTCACTAGGATCCTTATGTAACTCGCTGTGGTCAATCCTGCACAATGGAATGGTGAACAAGTCATGTGCTTTTGTGCCTGTTCCACCCTGCCCATAACCTATTAAATGGTGAGCGTCATCCGCTATGGCGCCACAAACACAACGCGGCTGTGATTTAACCCACTGCAGGTATTTATCATTAGTCCAGCGCTGTAATTTTGGCTTTAACATCAAACTAGCTGGTGGCTCAGGATCTACCGTTAGTTTTAATACCTGCTTTATCTCTTCAACATCATTAAACTCGTCGCTGAGGAATGATGAAGAAAGAGAGATAGCCCCTACTGATTTATCTCTTAGTGAATTAGGTACCGGGATAATGAGCATGCGACCATTAAAATTTGATAGCTCACTCACTCCTGGTCTAAATATCACCGCACCAAGCTCAGGGACGGGAATTGGAGTTAATATCCATGAATTGCTCATTTCGATACCATCTCATTCCAAATTGTTATTGCTGATGCCTTGTCATTTACTGCAGGGCCTTTCGCTCCACAGCCGTGGCAATAAACGTAAAACCAAGTGCGATATTCAAGCGTTTGTATATGCAAATCTTCACTACCGCATTTGCATTGATTGATTTCTGGCATTTTGTTTTTCACTGTCTCACCTCCGCCAGCATCTGGTCTAATCCATTCAAATAAGAGATACCCATTCCCTTTACATTTGCTTTTTTAACAACCTTGTACCCGCACCCCAAATCAGATTCTTGCGTCTTAATTTCAACAACCTTCTTAATCTTGGTTGGTGGTTTTGATTTAATTTTTGCCTTGGCTTTGATAGCCTGCTGGCGCTCTTTTTCTTGCCTCTCTTTCTCAATTGACCGTTTTAGTTTTGTAATAGCGTATGGGGTCACTTGGTATTGGCTAGTTGCGTGTCCTTTGCCATTTATTTTCGTTTCGCCGAGGTATTTCACACATCCAATTTCAACCAAAATAATTAGCATTCTTCTGGATAATAATTTGTGGTACCCGCACACGCTTTTGAGGTGATTTGTGTTAAAGGTGTCGAATTGACGACCCGCTTTAATAATTTCAATGCATTGTTGGTAAGTGTCGACTCTCACGCTGCCCCCCCTAATATTGCATTGCCAATCTCCATCAAGCGATTTTTTGAGATATGCGTACCAATTGCCTTTGGCTCTACAAATGGACGCCAGATAAGAAGAATTGAGCCTTTACTATTGCCCTTTTTCTCTTTTCCAGTATTGGGATCAACAAAATTAATACGGCCATCAATGATAGTTCGAACTTCATCAACGCTTTTTAGCGCCAATGAGTACCAGGATGTTGATTTATCCGCTGGCAATAACATCACTATTGGTTGGTTTTGCTTTGTGCATTGTTCCGCAGCTTTAGCGATCCACGGTTTTATCTTACTGTAAGGCGGGTTACACCATATGGCGCCACGACTTACCCAATCACTTTGTAATGCATTCTGTTCTATGGTTAAGAAATATGGACACAAGGCATTTTGCTCATTTGCGGCAGCATCTAACCAAAAACCAAACTCAAGCGTTACAGCTTCAAATAACCATTGAGGCGTTTGCCAGCAATCCTTACCTTCTGGTGCGGTATTACTTGAATAAACAGCCATTAGATAACGCCTCGCTGCTGGTGGGATTTAACATACTCGCGCATATGCTTATAACGCTGCTGAACTTGAAAATGGTCAGCATGATGGTTTAAGTGGCGAAACTTCCTGCAGGTAACTAAATCACGACGGGATTGATTCCATCTGTTGCGGAGCTTGCGAATAGTGCGCCATTTACGTAGCTGCTTGAACATGGCAATCATGCCTAGCACGTCAACGCCATAAATTGTTTTAGTTTCACTACGCATCATGCTGTCACCTCTTTCGCTGCTTGCTCTGCTGCTTGTTGCCAAATGCCTGCCCATGCCTTGCGGCCTACAAAGTCCGTCATGCGACGAACGCCTGATTTCCCAGCCAGTTCACTTGCAATTTCCTCAATACGATTTTGAGGTTTTGAACGGGAACCAATAATTCTTGTGAATGCTTCATCACGCTCAACAGCATCGACCTTAACTTTTTGCTCACCAGCAAGGCGCAATGTGAGGTCATCCCACTGGTTGCGTAGTGTTCTTGGGCACTGAACGTTTTTCTTCCAGAAATCATCTTGAATAACGCGTTTGTAGAATTGGCAAATTTCTTTGTGGCTATGCCCGTCAACGCTGACCATCAAGCGAACTTCGTTAGCCCAATCAGTAAGATTTGGGGCTTTAGGTTCTTTCAGGCCAAGTTCTTTGAATACCTCGCACTTGCGCTCAAATAACCATTCCGCGCATTTGAGGTCATTGGCTGAGCCCCATTTTTGAAAGTTAGTGCTGTAAATCACCGCCTCTGGGTAACGATTTAAAAAATCAATTTTTGACTGGTCGCTGGATTCGTTAGAATTCTGCGACGAAGAGTTAGTTACTGATGGATCATGTATTGAAGTTACTGACGGATCGCCCCCAGATTCTGGCGGGTCAAAACGATTATTTTTGCTTGATTCTGACGGGACAGATTTTGATGCGTCAGAATTTGACGTATCAGAAACTGGCGGTTGAGAAAGTGCAGCCATTGCCGCTGAAGCTAATTTATCAACATTTAATTGATAGATATTGCTCGCATTGCGGTTACCTTTACGACGCTTTTCGCTTGATAACCAACCGGCTTTTTCTAAGTTTTTAATAGCGGTACGTACCGTGCTTTCACCCGCACCTATTTGCCGTGCAATTGTCGGTACCGATGGCCAACAAACACCATCATCATTTGAAAAGTCAGCGAGACGGGCCATTATCGCAACAGAGGTTATTTTTAAACCTGCACTTGCGCAGCCATCCCATACATAACTTGATAGTTTTACGCTCATGCTGTTACCTATTCGACTTCTGTGTAATATTTTTTAAATTGTTCGAGGGGCTCAAAGCAAGGGTGCTCATAGTCATCGAGCATGAAAACAACCCGTTGCCTTGATTTGTCCCATTCAACAACATGGACAATACGGCCTCGCTTATCTCGGAAGTAACGATTAAGGTTTTTATGCTTTTCATTGCTCACTAACCTCTCTCCCACTGCGGAAATAGTATTTAGCCCAGCTATCTCTTAGGACTTTGCTATCTACCAATTGTTGTTCGGTCTGGTAGTTGCCCGACTCGTCAGCTGAGGTTATGATCTCTACATATTGAAACGGACCACATTTCGATACAGGCAAGCATCTAAATTGCTTTTTTGATTGAAATTGGTTTACACTGCTCATGCTAGTTACTCCACACAAGTTGTTATTAGCACCCGACGCCTCGGACCGCATATCTGGGGCGTCAACCTTTCTTATGTAATTTGATGAGCGCATTGATTGCTCCTCTAGTGCTTGCGATTGCCCTATCCAACATTGTCATGATTTGCTTTTCTTCATGCCCATCAACAACGCCGTCTTCCAATGCTTTCCCAATGAATACAACTAACTCACCGCGAGTTGTTGATGCTCGAGTTTGTAATTTGAATAATTCTGGTTCGTCCAAATCCTCCGGGCTTATCTTTTCCACCAGCAATAAATTTCTTCTGTTTGCGTAATACCCTGCAAGAAATGAGGTATTAGATAAATCTTCCATCGCTTCAAGCTCTTCACGCTCAAAAAAACGACAGCCGTTCTTTTCATACAAATTGTTATTGAACGTGGTTTCTGTCATACCCAATGCGCCAGCCATCGCTGAACGTCCACCGGGATACGCCTTACACATCTCTTTCACGATTTCTTTTAATGTTTGTTTGCACATATCTACAATTCCGTTGTTTTGTTGGTAGTTAACTCAGTTAGTTGGATTTGGTACTTTATTGATAAAGTGCAGGGTCAAACCTCAATTCACCTTTCGTTCTGTAATCAGCCTCAATGGCGCGATTTTTCGGAATTAATTGATTGGGCCGTTTTTTCCACTGGTAAAAAGCTTCGGGGCTTATCCGAAAAAACTCAGCAATTTTATTAGTGGTTCCGAAGTATTTTTCGATCTGCTCTGTGGTCATAACACCTCCTGATTTCTAAGTTAGGTTAGATATTAATTGTTAATTTATATTTGGTCAATAAAAACTAAGATAACTTAGGTTTATATGAAATGGACTTAGGAATGAGTAAAACTGAAAACACCATCGGAAGCAGAATAAAGGCCTTGAGGGATATCACTAAAACCACCCAAAAAGAACTTGGGCGGTACTGTGGCGTATCTGATGTTACTGTCGGGTATTGGGAGAGAGACCTAAATGCACCACGGAGTGATGCTCTATTGAAATTAGCTAGGTATTTCAATACAACTGAAGCATATATATTGTATGGTATTCCATCTAAGCAAACATCTAACATAATCACGAGCGCACAAAAGGTGCCGATTTTATCTTATGTCCAAGCTGGCAACTTCACTGACTATGCGCCAAATCAGATTTACGATGATGATTTAGAGTTCATAGAGACAACCCTTAAAGTATCGCCTCTATCATTCGCATTGCGCGTCATTGGCGACTCCATGACAAATCCTTATGGCTTACCGTCAATCCCAGAAGGCTCAACAATTATTGTTGATCCTGAAGCTGAAGTTGTTAGTGGTAAATTTGTTGTCGCTAGATTGCAAGGCTCTGATGAAGTTACCGTGAAACGTTATGTTGTTGATGGCCCCAATAAATTTTTAATGCCACTAAACCCACGATATGACAACATTCCAATCAATGGTAACTGTGAAATAGTTGGTCTCGTTCGTGGTGTTCAATACGAGCTATAACCTCCCTTCTTAATTTAAACCTAAGTTTTCTTAGATTTTGTATTGACATAGATCCTAAGTTGAATTAGCTTATATCTAAGACAACTTAGGAGGCGTTCAATGCAAACCAATTCAAATGAACCAATCGTTACTTTTAGCGTAGCTATGTCGCAAGAAGATGCTGCGGCATGGATTATGGAAAAAGCCGCTGAACTTCAAAAGCTGGCGGCACTTAAAGCTAAGCAAGTCGAGCTGCAGCGCCAATTGGAAAAGCTCGATGAGCAAATTTTCGACCAATCTGAACGCTGCCAAGTCATTATTAGTGCTTAACTGGGTTTAATGTGCGAGGTGATGGGTATGTGTAATGAATCTAAGTGCCAGAAAATTATTGATTTAATGAATGACGATAACACCAGAGATAGAATAAAAGCCCCAGCACAAAAAATCACTAATATGCACGCAAACTTAACAGCAAAAACAGAAAATAAAACGCATGACCTAAACGTTGGTTTACTAGGGATTGCAGGGCACTTACTTGATGAAATGGAAAAACAATTTCAACTAAAAGGTATAGGCCCAGCAGCTAACTATAAGCTAGCGGTACTTAAAGCTCTGGAATGTATAATTCTTTTAAAGTGATACCCTGCTCTTCTAATCGGTCACGTAATCGACCAGCTAGAAAGCGGTATGTTTTATCAAATTCGTCCCGTTTGTGTTCTTCATTGGCGAAATCAATTTCAACGCTATTATTTAAAGAACCAAATAAATCGACAGTTTTATCGAATACATGTAGTGCAAATTGTTCTTTAGTCATTTTTAGATTGTCTGACATAAAAAATTCTCTTGGTTGTGTAGGGCTTCCAAGAATACCACAGCCGCCTGATGTGGATAAGTTAGTTCAGGCAACCTTATTAACTGTGTGGAGTGCTTAGTATGGGAATGCTTATTCTTACTCGAAAACCAACCGAAGTTGTGGTTATTGGTGATGATATTAAAGTTACAATTTTAGGAGTAAAGGGTAACCAAGTGCGGATTGGTATTGATGCCCCAAAAGATATTAGTGTCCATCGTGAAGAAATTTATAAACTAATTTTTGCTGATAATAATAAGTCCGAGTGATAGTTATTTATTGTATTTAAATTAAAACCAAATCAATAAATAAAAAAATACCGCCAATAAATTCAGCGGTAAATAATTAACACACAGGGATCAGCTCATTCTATAGGAATATAAGTAACTGTAGAATTACTTAAGCTTAGTCCAAAGATATAAATAAACAAGAAATTAGCAAAAAAAACCGACATATAATATGCCGGCAAATAATAGCAAGTATCGCGTGTTACTTAATAAGTATAGTCAAAAATTAAAAGTCTGTATGCGGAAGAATGTGGAGGTAATTATGCAAATGCTAACTTTGGAGGAATGGGCGAGCGAACGTTATAGAAGTCGCCCTCCTCGCCTGGGGACATTACAACGCTATGCTAGGAATGGCTTGTTCTATCCACCAGCACAAAAAGAAGGTGGTATTTGGCGCGTGAGAGAAGATGCCGACTTAGTCGGTAATTTGGCATCACCAGTTATCAATAAGAATGATAACCCAAAATTACAAAGGATTTTAAATGATGGCTGCCCGACCACGTAAAAATAACGTCAACATTCCCAATCTCTACCCACTATTTAGCAGAAAAGCTAACAAAGTTTATTGGCGTTATCGTCACCCTATAACTGGAAAATATCATGCCCTCGGTGACAATGAGGCTGAAGCTCGTGAAATTGCGATTGAAGCTAATAACCGGTTAGCTGAACAACGTAGCCGTCAAGTTATGGCGATCAGCGATAGAGTAGCAAGAATTAAAGGTAAAGAGATCACCGTAAATACTTGGCTGGATCGCTACTGGGTAATACAAGAGGAACGCCTTGCTGACGGTGATATAAAACAAAATACATATAAGCAAAAAAGAAAACCTGTGGACCTAATGCGCCACTCTCTCGCAATGAAGCCTTTACCTGCAGTTGATGCGAGAGATATCGCATCAATACTTGATGAATATAAATCTAATGGCCAACATCGCATGGCTCAGGTTATTCGATCTGTATTAATCGATGTGTTCAAAGAGGCGCAGCATGCTGGTGAAGTCCCACCAGGATATAACCCTGCACTCGCAACTAAACAACCAAAAAGACGAATTACCCGCCAGCGCCTTAATTTAGATGAGTGGCAAAAAATATTTGAAGTAGCAGATAAGCAACATAAGTATTTAGGCAATGCGATGTTATTAGCCGTAATTACCGGGCAGCGACTTGGCGATATTTCAGCAATGAAATTTAGTGATATTTGGGATGACCACTTACACGTAACACAAGAAAAAACAGGAAGTAAACTGGCTATTCCACTAGCATTAAGATCTGATGCGTTAAACATGTCGCTGAGAGATGTTGTTTCTAGATGTCGTGACCGTATTCTCAGCCCATATCTAATCCATTATTTCCGTACAACTTCTCAAGCAAATCGAGGTGACCAAGTCACTACAAATACAATAACAACAAATTTCAAGAAGGCACGAAATAAAACTGATATTGATTGGGGTGAAGGAACACCAGCTTCATTTCATGAACAACGATCTTTATCAGAAAGACTCTATCGAGAACAAGGAATTAATACTAAAGATTTACTGGGTCATAAATCGCAAAAAATGACCGATAAATATAATGATGACCGGGGTAAAGATTGGGTAAAAGTAGTTATTTGA